TAAGTTAACTTATCTGAAACGACATATGAGATTTCACCCTATTTTAAAAAGATGGGTAGGTGCTTTATCCATTAATACAATACTTAATATGACACAATGGGTAGATACCACTAAAGATACATATGAAGCTATGAGTGGGAAAATAAGATCATCCCAAATAGAAGCTTTTATTCACTCAAGTTCTTTCTTCCACAGACTTACGTCTATCTTTTCATCAGTATTGGGACATGATTATTTATTTTTTAACGAACAACAAGTTATCAATATTTTAAGTAGAGAGGACGCGTATGAACAAACGATTCGAATGCGCGGTTCATATGATTATAGTAAGATTTAAAGTTTATTAGAATTTTAGTTTTTAGTTAGTTTTACATATAAAATATACCTTATTTAGATTTATTCAGTTATAATACTTTTGTCTATTAGAGTAGCTAGAGTTTTTAGATAAGTACAAAAAATAGAATATCCTTTAGTTTAATATTGCACAGGTGAAATAACAAATATTACGAATCAACCAGAATTTATAGATAAAAAATTTATTCAGAAGTCATCTAATGACTTTTTCACAGATAAAGAAAATTTAACCACTACAGTAGCATCCATATCAACTCGTGAGATACAAATGATACCTTCTATTGCTAACGACTTGTTTACTCAAGTAGATATCGACGAAGCGTATCGTGTTGATGCCAAACCTTACATAGAGCGACCATTTTTTGCTGGATCCCTAGAATTTACAATTATTGATCCTCGTTACACTCTATTATCAACTCCTATTTCTAGTTTACCAGGAGATATTATTCGATCTAATCCTTCTTTGTTAGGAGCAATGAAAATTGGCTCATATTATCGAGCAGATTTAGTATTGAACATATCTATGGGAGGTACTATCACACATGCCGGAAAAATTTTAGTAGGAGCCGTTCCACCTATGCCGCTAGGAATTATTCAATCAGGTAAGGATTGGATTAATACGATCCTTTCAGGTCCTCACGCATCTCTTTTCGCCAATGAAGCAACTTCGGTTATGATTAGCATTCCTTGGTATTGTAACTCCGATCTAGCTACTCTAGATATGGATACATCACAAAAAACTAGCTTAGATATCACTCCTATCAATGGAAATTACTCCAATTTATTTTTCCTAGTTCAAAACCCGTTGGCCCCTTCTAATGGATCATCGCAGAGCCTCTCTATTATCATCGAGGCTTGTTTTAAGAATTTAGACATAGTAGTTCCAACGCCTCGTCTAGTTAAGTGGAATCCACAGGCTGGTTTTATTTCAGGTTTGACTGAAACCGTGAAAAATACAGCTACTAATGTAGTTGGAGATTTCATTGATAAAGCAGCCAATTGGTTTACTGATTGGACGGGATTACATAATCCGAATATCCCGACTGTACAAGAAAGAGATATAGTTATTCCGAGAAATTTACCGAATACTTGTGATGCTCCACAATATTTTGAGAAATTAGATCCTTTTACTCAGTTTAATAGAATTGTAAAATCACCATTATTCGGATCTGAAGTAGACGAGATGTCTATATCCCATATAGTTTCTAAAAAGCAATTTTTAGGAACGTTTACAGTTAAAACGGACGATCCTGTTGGAACTCTTCTCTGGTCCAGACCTATTTCCCCCTTTCAGGGTGGGTTTGGAGCAACGGCCGATTACTTAACATGCGTAAATAATTTAGAATTAATGCACTCATTACATCGAGCATGGAGGGGGGGATTAGAAATAACTATTGAGTCAGTAATGAATAATAAACAACAAGTTAAGTTGCGACTCTTGAAATTATATAACCCCTCAGTCGAAGCAAGTTTGAGTACTCCAGTATATAATAGTATTGCTAATGCACCGTCTTCTTTAATGGAATTTACGCAAGGTGGTCAAGAACATATCGTGAGTTTACCTTACCTATGTAGAAATGACTTAACTCCTTGTTCGGAAGATTTGAAATTTGAAGGTCTATTTCATGGAATGTATTACATTTATTTAGCCCAACCCCTAGTAAATTCCGACGGGTCACCAACATCCATTGAATTTAATATTTACATGAGAGGTGATAAAGACTTAACATTCTATGGATATGTACCTCGTAATATCCAAGTTATAGCCTTTCCTGTAACAGAATTAGTTCCTGAAAAACCAATTTTTAAACCTCAATCTGGTGATGTTAATAGTATCACCGTTATGAATGAACCCCAATCTCAATCGAATCCAATTTCAGAGGATTCAAAGACTCTATCCATTTCTCATTTTGATCGATTGTTACCGAATTTAGACTTAAGACCTTTAGTTCGTCGTATGTATCCACTGCAAGTTAGTGATGCTTTAGGAATTTCGGCAGATAACGTATATACCGAAATAGTACCTCTAGCAGATATTATTGGTGAGGTTCCCGTTTCAGTCACACAAACCACTTTTCCATCGACTCCCATATCCATAATTTCTAGAATGTTCTATAGTAAGACTGCAGGTTTTAAATTCCAAATTACGTTGCAATCGTTTAAACAAGACGAACAACATACTGGAGTTCAAGATTTACAAGTGTTTGCTATGTATGTTCCACCTAATTTATCAGCAAACTACTCAACGGCCACCGTAGCAGGATGTCCTATTAATACAAACACCATAGATCCTAATGTGGTACCACTATATAAAACAGCTTTTCCATTTCAGGAGATACCAATTTATAGAGATTCCACAACAGTAGTTTATGAATTTTCTATTCCTGACACAACCTACTATAAATTTATGGGATCTCCTTTAAAGTTTTTATATGGTGGAACTACTTATGAAAAACTTTCTACTATGGATTTCGGATCATTATATCTAAGATATAGCAATCTTAACGCCAAACTTCCATTAATAGTGAAAAGATCTATTAATTGTGGTTTAACAGATGAGTCTAGATTTGGTCATCATGCTATGGCTACACCTTTTAAAATCGCCAAATACATTTCCCCATATTTAACTCCTGACGGTACTCCCGGTGGTGGTACTGTACCAACAACAACAGGTCCTAAAGCCATGTATTTTGGTGGATTCATATAATTTTAGAAAATACTTTTTCCAATTATATAAAATTAAACGTTTCGTGTCGTTAACACGAAAACACCCGTAAAGATTAGGGGTGTATAAATATACTAATCTTTATGGTTAAGCCGCCGTTTTTAATAGCGTCTTAATCGACGCTATTTTCAA